TCATCCCGTCTCTCTCCAACACAGTCCGAGACGATGCTGGACTCACCCTTTACCGCCCGACCTAACTCAAATCAATGACAGATAAACCCAAGCGTAAACAACCCCTACGAGGGGCAGTTGAACCAAGGCTCCACAGCCCGTATTTGAAGGGCAAGTCAAAAGTCGATGATGTAATTGAACTAGCTGAGATGATTAAGATGCCTTTGCTGCCTTGGCAGAAGTTTGTGCTCACAGATATGCTCAGGGTGGACTCAAAGGGAATGTAGATCCGCAAAACTAACCTTCTCCTGGTCGCCCGGCAGAATGGCAAGACACATCTTACTAGAATGGTCATTTTGGCTCATTTACTTAAATGGGACAGCAAAAACATCATTATCGCTTCTTCTAATCGAGCGATGGCCTTAGATACCTTTAGGCAGGTTGCCAGTGTCTTAGAAAATAACCTTCAGCTGATGGAATTGGTTAAAGCGATCAGATACGCCAATGGCACAGAATCTATTGAGATGAAAGATGGTCGCCGCCTCGATGTTGTAGCTGCTACTCGCGATGGCTCGCGTGGTCGTACAGCAGATGCCCTATTTCTCGATGAAGTCCGAGAATGGACTGAAGAAGCTTATCGAGCAGCGATGCCAGTAACTCGCGCAAGGCCGAATGCTCACACATTCTTGACTTCTAACGCTGGCGATGCTTACAGCACAGTTCTAAACAACTTAAGAGAACGCGCCCTAGATTACCCACCTAAATCTTTCGGATTCTACGAATATTCTGCGCCACAGTATTGCAAGGTGACGGATCAAAGCGGATGGGCATTGGCAAACCCAGCACTTGGCCACATGGTCACTTTAGAAGCCTTAGAGGAATCTGTCGCAACTTCACCGATCGAAAATACCAGAACTGAGTTACTTTGCCAGTGGATCGATAGCCTTTCAAGCCCTTGGCCTCATGGAATCCTAGAAGAGACATCAGATAGCACTTTAGAGATGCCGCCCGGTGCGTACACAGTCTTTGCATTTGATGTATCGCCATCAAGGCGTAATGCTTCACTGGTTGCTGGTCAATTACTGCCAGATGGTCGAATCGGTATTGGAATACTACAAACTTGGTCAAGTCAAGTGGCAGTTGATGATCTAAAGATTGCAGCTGATGTCAAAGGCTGGTGCGATATCTATCGACCACGCCTAGTCTGCTTTGACAAGTACGCCACACAATCGATTGCAGACCGATTGCAGCAATCTGGCGTAATGGTCGAGGATGTTAGTGGACAACAGTTCTATCAAGCCTGTGGCGACCTTCTGACAGGTTTAGTGACCCATAAGGTCGTTCACAACGGACAAGCTGAGTTAATCCAGCAGATGAACAACTGTGCAGCCAAAGTAAATGATTCAGCATGGCGAATCATCAAACGGAAGTCAGCTGGTGATATTTCAGCCCCTATTGGACTGGCTATGGTAGTTTCTAAGTTAATGCTCCCAGCACCTAAGCCACAAATTATAACTTGACATTTACTAGCAATCTGTCTAGTTTATGGTATCATTTAGGCTATGGGTCTATTTCGCAAAGCTGATGCTACAACCAATAAATCGGACATCATAGCGCAATACGCCCCTCAAATTACTTCTACTCCGGTACTTACATCTTTAGTACCAGCGATGTCAATGACTCGCGAACTTGCACTTGAAATCCCAAGTTGCGTTCGCGCCCGTAACTTAATCTGTGGCACTATCGCATCGATGCCATTCGAGTTATATCGCAAATCAACTGGTGAAGAACTAGCAAAGCCAGTGTGGTTAGATCAACCAGCAATCAATCAAACTCGATCAGTAACTATTAGTTACACTGTTGATTCATTATTGATGTATGGCTGGTCTGTATGGCTAATTAAATCTCGTTATGCAGAAGATGGTCGCCCAGCTTCATTTGAATGGATCCCTAACACTCGCGTAGTGCCTTATTATTCAAGCGATGGTTATTTGATCGAAGGTTATTACATCGATCAGATTTTCTATACTAATGATGATGTGGTTACATTCCAATCATTAAACGATGGCATTCTTACAACTGGTGCAAGAGTTTTACGCGCTGCTCTTGATTTAGAGATTGCAAGTTCTACAGCTGCTGCAACTCCAATGCCTACTGGTTACATTAAAAATACCGGAGCCGATTTAGATCCAAAAGAAGTTCAAGGATTATTATCAGCCTGGAAATCAGCCAGAAGCACCCGTAGCACTGCATATCTAACTTCTACTCTGGAATATGCTACTGCATCGTATTCACCTAAAGACATGATGTATAACGAAGCAAAGCAAGACTACGCAACTCAAATCGCTCGCTTATGTAATGTCGATGCCTTCTATCTTTCAGCAGATGCTAACAACAGCATGACTTATTCCAATTTGCTTGATTCTCGTAAGCAATTTGTCTCGCTAACTTTGCAACCTTTCATCTCAGCCATTGAAGATCGCCTCTCTATGAACGATGTCACTGCTAATGGCAACGAAGTTCGCTTTGATCTAGATTCATCATTCTTACGCGCAAATCCAATGGATGAACTATTGGTAATTGAAAAGATGTTAGCTCTTGGCCTAATCGATGTTAATCAGGCTATGGAAATGACTGACTTAACCCCTAACGGAAGCAACGGTATGTAATGGCAAATCAAATCATTACCTTTTCAGCAGATCTAACTGCTAACTTGGAAGAGCGCACTATTTCTGGAAAGATCGTGCCAATCGGCACTGGCGAAATCGGCAACACTTCTGCCGGGCGCGTAGTGTTTGAAAATGGATCGATTCAACTTCCAGAAGATCCAAAGAAAATCAAATTATTAAATCAGCACAATAACAAAGACCCTCGCGGTCGTGCTACCTATTTCAATGAGATCCCTAACGATGGCATCTATGCCAACTTTGCTGTATCAAAGAGCGAAAAGGGCACACAGAGTTTGATCATGGCTGAAGAAGGTCTAGTAAGCGGCCTCTCAGTTGGAGTCGAAGTTATTACAGCAAAAAATAAGAGTGGCGTGATGCATGTATCCGCTGCTCGACTATTCGAAGTTTCATTAGTAACTGAACCGGCATTCAAGTCTGCTCAGGTTATTGATGTCGCGGCATCTGAAGAAGATCTTCCAGAAGTCGTTGAAACCCTACCAACAGAAAGCGAGACAGCTGTGGAGAATACTCCAGAGACAGTTGCAGCACCAGTAGAGGCAGCAGCGGTCGAAGCTGCTCGTCCAACTGTTGCAGTGACAAGTGTGCGCGAGCGCACAGCACCAATCACATCCGCACAATACCTAGGAGCATCCATTAAGGCTGCTATGGGTGATCAAGATTCACGCCGCGTCATTGAAGCTGCTGATGATTCAACATCAACTAACACTGGCTTAACTTTGCCATCACACTTGACAAACTTCATCACAACAACATTCTCAGGCCGTCCAGCATTCGATGCTGTAACTCGCTCAGGTAATGTGCCACAACTTTCATTCACAGTGCCAAAAATGGGCACAGCACCAACATCAGCAGTAGTTGCTGAAGGTGGCGCACCATCTGAAACTGGTATGACTTCTACTTATGACACTGTTACAGCGTCTAAGTATTCTTCAATCAACCGCGTATCTTTCGAGCTTCTTGATTTCTCAAATCCTGCATTCGAATCACTTCTTCTTGCTGAAATGCGCAAAGGATATGAGAAGGCTACAGACAACGCCATGATCGCTGCATTCACAGCATCAGGTACACAAGCAACTGCACAAGCCGGTACAGCAGCAGGACTTCAAGCGTTCATCGCTAAAGAAGCGCCAGCAGCTTACAAGGGCACAGGTGGCGATTACGCCAACAAGCTAGTTGCATCAACAGATCAGTGGAGTGCAATCCTTGGATACGCAGATTCAACTGGTCGTGCGCTATTTAATGCCGAGCAGCCACAAAACGCTCTTGGTTCTTCTTCAATCAGTTCTGCAGTTGGTCGCGTATTAGGTGCAGATCTAATCGTTGATCACAACATCGCAACTTCAGGAATCATTGATGAGTCAGCATTCCTAGTTGCTCCAGGCTCTGTTTATGTCTGGGAATCTCCAACAACTAACCTCCGCGTTAATGTATTAACTTCAGGCGAAGTTGAAATCAACATGTACGCATACTTGGCAATTTATGTTGCTAAGGGTGGAGCAGGTGTTCGTCGCTTTAACCTTACATAATAGTAAGTAGTTACTAAGTCGCTCAGAGGGGGCATA